TTTCCCTAGTCACGTCTCCAGCAAAGATCCATCCACGATCTACGACGACCACAGCACGAGTGCCTGTCGGCAGACGGGAAGAAACGGGAGCATACTCAACACCATTAATCGTTACGTTTTGCATTTTCAAGTCTCCTTGGATAATTTCTTCTCTGGTCATTCCACATGCCTCCACGTCTGGCGATTTACGGCCCGATAAACTCGTGCGAGTAACAAACCCTAGCAGCGTGTCTCATCTTGTGCCCGTCCTCTTTGGTTTTCTTTTTTGGGTCGTAATCCTTGCGCGCTTTGCGGTTTTTGCTGGTCGGCTTCCAAAGCGGAGAAACCTCCCGGTATCCGCCCATTCGTGGGTGTGAGGTTTTGGAAAAGTAGCGGCAGCCTTCGTTAAAAAAAAGCTGCGCAACAGCGTCAGAAATACGAACGCCAACACCTAACCCCTGATAGTCAGGAAGCACAACCGTGCGATGCTCGCGCCATGCGTTCTTCATGTTTCCGTTTGGAAAGGCAAGAGCCGATGCAAAACCAATCGGCGTTCCTTTCCAAACAGCTAGCCAGCAGCGCGCGGCTCTGTTTAGCGCGTGATCTAAATAGTGATGCTTACCGAACATTGCCCAGGCTTCGTGCGAGCAAGGAACGATTTCCAACTCGATGAGAGGTCGCCTTTCTGACCCCCTTCCGGCAAGTGCGCCGGTGTTTGTGTCAAACATCCAATCAGGTTGCAACCATTCGGCAATGTCGTAGTGACACGAGGCCAGCACCAGTCCTTTTAACCCTTCTTGATCGCAGTATCGCCGCAAAGCGTACGCGCAAGCCTTAGCGACGTTTCGATCAACAACGCTTGTGAACTCATCAATGACCGCGTTGTTTTTCAATCTGCGCGCAAGATCTGCTCTGAACTTTTCTCCTGTAGACAAGACATGATAAGGGCGCATCCATGTTGGAATGCTATTCAATCCAACAGCAGACAAGCGTTTTTGCGCATCTTCGGCGCTATCAAAATGAGAGCAGATCGCTTTGTCGCTTGACCATTCAACAGATGCTTCAACGCCGAATTTCTTGAGCAGAGAGCTTTTGCCGCTACCAGATGGGCCTACAATTAAGCCGATGCCAAATCCATCGGGCAACAATGGCATTGTCGGAGGCGTAAATGTTGACGCACCGTCAAACTCAAAATCGAAAGATGCGCTAAGAGTTTTGACGATATCGTCAACGCCAACAATAGAAGTTAAAGCAGTCATTCCACATGCCTCCACGTTTGCCGCGTCACCACCGCCTCGATAGCGCGCTTTGAAATATCAAACTTGCGCGCCAGCACGCGATAGCTGAGCTCCGGGTGAAGCTGGCGGATCAGGCGCACGTCGTCGGCGGTTAATTTGCAGAAATAGTTTCGGCGTTCCACGGCCTGCTCCATCTCCAGCCGTTGATCCCTTGCGCCGCACTCATGCGCTTTTTCGCATAAATCGCCGCAATGCCGCCCTCGATCTTGCCGACGTGCTCAAGCTCGGCAATGCGCCGACGTTCGGCGCGCGCCTCAATCGCCTGCTCGCGGGTGTAGCTGATCTTCACCGCTTTCTCGCGCAGGTTGTGGCGGCGAATCCAGTTCGTGATCGTATGGCGCGTCACTTTCAGCTCACGCGCCAGCTCGTCGCTGTTCATGGTCTCGAGAAGGACCGTCAGGCGCTCGACGCCTGGAAACTTGCGGTTATGAACTCGGCGCGTTTTGGCCCGCGCGTTGGCCATGGCTTCTTCCCAGAACATTATCTAAAAAACCCCCTAATCATCTCGACGCCCGCGGCGGCAAATACCATCAACGCAAATCCGACCCATAAAATGACGACGTAAGCCGCTATACGTTCACGCGACATCTGTCTGCGCTCCCACCAGTCGCGGTACTCGGCAGCGGCGTCGTACGTCGGGAAAGGCCCGCGCACGGGGTCCGACACGCGCAGCGGATGGTTGGTAATCTTGTAGCCGTCGTCGGTCATGACGATCCACCAGCGCTCGTTCATGGTGCCTCTGCCTCCCTCATGATCTCCAGCCGCTCACGCTCCGCCCTCAGCATCGTGTACCGCTGGTGCAGGCGCTCCAAAATCGAAACGCGCCGAGACCCGACGCGCTCGGCCTCGAGCAGCTCCAGCACCTGCGCCTCCGTCATCAGCGCCAGATGCTTGTTTAGCGCTCGCCAACTGTACCGCTCCATCAAGTTTCTCCTCCAGTTTGTCGATCTCACGCCCGATGCGCAGCATGGCGCGCTCGGCTCTGTTGTACGCCTTGGCCCACTGCTTCTCTTCCGCCTTCGCGGCTTTCAGCTTGGCCTTCAGTAGCTTCACATTCACTTCAACGCCTCCATCGCTATATCACTGAGTGACCGCTTGTCCCGCAGCGCCGACCAGATGCGCTCGTCCACGGTGTCCTCGGTCAGAAACACGTAACACCACACGTCGTGGCGCTGCCCGCTACGGTGCAGCCGCCCGACCGTCTGCTCGTACAGCTCTAGGCTCCACGGCAGCGACAGGAACGCGATCCGCGAGCCGCCGTGCTGTAGGTTGAGCCCATGCCCGGCGGACTTCGGATGGATCGCCAAGAGCGGCACGGCGCCCGCGTTCCAGCGCTCGATCGCGTCCGCGTCGTTGAGCGTGACGAGGTGCCGGTAGCGGCGCTTCAGCTCGGCCAGCTCTTCCTTGTAGTTGTAAACGACGATCGTGTTCGCCCGCTGGTTCTCCTCGAGGACGCCCTCGAGCGCATCGAACCGATGCGAGCTGAACCAGACCGGCGACGGGGTATAAACGAACCCCGACGCCATCTGTTGCAACTTCTGCGTGACCACAGCGGCGTTCTGCGCCACCGCCGTCGCGTCCGGGAACGCGGCGACGAACTCCCGTCGCATGTCGTCGTAGGGCGCTCGCGTCGCCATCGTCGAGCGGATCTCGACCTCGTGCAGCGGCGGCAGCGTGTCGGTGTAGACGCCGGGCTCCAGCACATACGTCGCAGGCTTGATGCGCTCCATGACGCGCTCCAGCGAGCCCTCGAGCGGCGTCCAGTCGTCGAAGCCGGCGTAGGCGGAGCAGGAGAAATACTGCTGCATGAACGCGCCTTTGCTGCGCCCGAGCAACGCCTGGTCGATAATCTTGCACTGCCCGAACACGTCTTCGAGCCCGTTCGAGGTGAACGAGCCCGTCAGACCCCATCGAATATGAACCTGCTTCAGGATCTTCTCGATCGCCTTGAATCGTTTTCCGCTTGGGTTCTTAAGCCGCGTCAGTTCGTCGAACACGACCGCATCGAACGCGAGCGTCTGCGTCGCGAGCCATTGCAGCAAGTCGTAATTGATGACCACCACGTCGCTATCCGACGCGAGCGCAGCGGTGCGCTGGGCAGGCGTGCCGCAGGCGACCGTCACCTTCAGGTCGGGCGCCCACTTCGGCGCTTCGACCGGCCACACGTGCGTCACCACGCGCAGCGGCGCGACCACGAGGAACCGCGTACCTTCCCGCTGTACCATGTCCTGCATGGCGACCAGCGTCGCGGCGGTCTTGCCTGCGCCCACGGGCGCCAGCACCATCGCGCGGTTACGCTCGAACAGAAAGTCCGCCGCTTCTTCCTGATACGGGCGCAGCTTCATCGGGTTTCCAGTTCAATCAGCATGTCGATGTAGTGCCGCGCCTTCTCAAGGTCGGCAATGCCGTTCTTGCTGCGCCAGCGGCACAAATACTTGATAGCATTTCCTTCGAGAAAACCGATGTTATTGGCGTGAATGAACTCAACCGGCTGAATCGTCATCCCTTTGTAGTGCGTCCCGCCCACTTGTTGCTTCAGTGATCCATCCATCGACGTCCTCCTTGGACCATAGGCAGGCGTAGCGCTGATTCATGCGCGCCATGTCCTGCGCGAACACTTTCTGTAACGGCGACAGCCGCCCGCCTGCCTGTTTCAACTCAACGAACCACGTGCTGCCGTCTGGCAGGCAGACTATTCTGTCCGCCACGCCGCGGTGCGCGGGCGATACGAACTTGTACGCCTCGCCGCCGAGCGCGCGGACGCGCTTCACCAGGTGGCGCTCGATGTCTTTCTCCATGCCGCGAACTGTACCCTGTCAAAAAGTTCTGGACAAGTGCTTTTGACGGGCATAGGATGATTTCAAAACGGAGGTACTATGCACTCAACTCTCGTCGGCGGTTCCACCGCCTCTCGCGTCATCAACTGCCCTGGCAGCGTGGCGCTGGTCGCCAAGATGCCCGTCAAGCCCGCGAGCAGCTACGCGGACGAAGGTACGCTGCTGCATGACGCCATCGCGCAGATTCTCCTGAGCGACACCGCCCGCCCCGAGGACTTCATCGGGCGCGAGTTGAACGGCACGGTGCTGACGGAAGAGCTGGTCGAGAACAAACTGAAGGTCGCGCTGGACGCGCTCGATGAGATCGACCCGTCTCAGGAGATGGAGGTCGAGATCGAGGCGCGCGTCGGCTTCGGCGCACTCATCCCGAACGCATGGGGAAGCGCGGACCTCATCGGACGGCTCGGGCAGCGCACGATCGTGCTAGACTGGAAGTTCGGGGATGGGGTCGCAGTCGAGGCGGAGAACAACAAACAACTGTTGT